GCACTTGCTTGGTACTCAATCTTCGGTTTGGGATTGATTACTGATCAGAGCGTAGTAATTATCGAAACAAACTAACCGGTCTGTGATAAGACTAATTACAACTAAATAGCTTAAAGCGGGGGGCTTAACGGCCCCCCGTCATTTTCATCGAGATACTAATTAGGAGAATGCAATGGCTAAATCAAAGCCCACTGATGTAACCGGCCGTGTACGTGAGCAGCTTGCAGAACAAGCAGCCGCTGATATGAACGACCGTGCAGCTGAAATGTCTATGGCAACAGCTCAAGCCCAGGTTAAACTAGAGACCGAAGTTATTGATGCTACACAGCCTTCCCGTCAAACCGTTATTGTTGATGACCCTGTGACTCTTGGAAGCACAGACGATTCATCTGTTGAGATTCGTGTTGTTCAAGACCTCGAGAACATGACTCTAGGTAAGGGTAATAACTACAGCTTTAAGGCTGGAGTTAAGTACAAGGTTACAAAGCAAGTAGCACAGCACCTTAAGGAAAAAGGTTATCTGGCCGGCGTTATCTAAGGCATACTTAGCGAAGTGGGCGCCTCTTATAGGGGCGCTCTTTTCGTATGCAGAGATTTTTTAGCCGTAGTACGACATCATTGGATCTAACGTAGTGTAGGGAGTTTCTGTGGCTGTATTATCTGACATACTCTCTAGGGTTCGGTTAGACCTTGGAGACCTTCAGAAGAACTTTACCTTTACTGCTACTGGTGATGGCACAACTACTATCTTTCCTACAGGCATTAAGCCTATTGAAATTGTTAACCTAACTGTTACCGAAAACGGCAACCCTATTGGCTATCCTTATGGCTATACGGTGGAGCAAGACACAGGGATTATTACCTTTGCAAATGCTCCAGCTTCTGGGGCAACCATCTTTATTCAGGGTGTTCAAGACCGTTATTTCCTAGATTCAGAGCTCTGCGTTTTTATTAATGACGCTGTTACAGAGCACACATATAACCGCGTAGACGCCTACGGTACCCAAGTTACCCTAGCCAGCATTTCCCCAGTTGAGACCTACCCTATTGCTATCTTGGCAACTATTGAGGCGCTTTGGGCCCTTGCTACAGACGCCGCTTTTGATATCAACATTACTGCTCCTGATGGGGTTGTGATCCCAAGAGCGCAGCGCTACCAACAGCTCTCAGCTATTATTCAGCAACGCTGGGAACAGTATAAAGCCCTATGCTCACAGCTCAATGTAGGTCTATGGAAGATCGAGATGGGTACGCTTATCCGTACCTCGCGTACCACTAACAAGTATGTCCCAATTTACATTGGACAAGAAGTGGATGACGCTCGTAAGCCTGAGCGCGTTTACATCAATAACAACCTTACTGGTCGCAGCCCTATGCCTACTAACGCACAGAACTACGACATTATCCTCTACCAAGGAAATAACTTCTCTGTTGAGTTTGATTTCCCATTTGATGCCTCACTATACGCGTGGGCTGCTCAGATCAGAACCTATCCAAATTCACCATCTTTGTACGCTAACTTTGGTATAACAGTAACTTCTCATTCGTCAACGCTTAGCAAAGTGGTTCTTACTTTGCAGCCTACAGACACAGAGTATTTACCTACTCGCGCTTTCTGGGATCTAACAGCCACATTAAAGACAGACGATACTCAAGTTACAACTTACGTCAAAGGACAAGTATTTACGACTCAGGCTGTAAGCCTTGATGTCGGCACCTACGGAAGTTGGTAGTAGGTGAACACCTGTAATACCTGCGGCAACTGGCCGTGCACTTGCCCAATTATAGTGGTGCCACAACCTCCTGTAGCTATTACAGTCGTCCCACAAAACCCAGGTCAAGGTGTTCAAGGTATTCAGGGTATTCAAGGACCAGCTGGTTCTGGTGGCGGAGGCTCACAGGGAACTGGCGCACAAGGCGCAACCGGTATACAAGGCACACAAGGTATTCAAGGTGCTTACGGAATACAAGGACACGTTGGACAAACAGGTGTTCAAGGTTTTACAGGTACACAAGGACATCTTGGTATTCAAGGTTCTGCTGGTTATATTGGCGCGGACGGTCATCAGGGCACACAAGGTATTCAAGGTCTAGCTGGTCAATTTGCTGGTCAAGGTGTTCAAGGTATCCAGGGTTACACTGGTACACAAGGAACAACTGGTATACAGGGTTCAACTGGAACGCAAGGAACAACTGGCGCGCAAGGTATACAAGGTGTACAAGGCTACTACGGTAATCAAGGAACAACTGGTACACAAGGGTCTGTTGGTACACAGGGTTACACTGGCGCGCAAGGCCTACAAGGTTTACAGGGAACACAAGGCGTACAAGGGTCGCAGGGTACACAGGGTGTTCAAGGACATTACGGTAATCAAGGTACAACCGGAGCTCAAGGTCTACAAGGTGTTCAAGGTGTACAAGGCGCCATTGGTACTCAAGGAAATACCGGAGCCCAAGGTATTCAAGGATTACAAGGCCTTATTGGTCTACAAGGTTTTAATGGTCTACAAGGCTTTACTGGTTTACAAGGTACAACTGGCGCTCAAGGTTTACAAGGACTTATTGGTCTTCAAGGCTTTAGCGGTATTCAAGGGTTTACCGGTTTCCAAGGTGCAACTGGTGCAGGTGCGCAAGGTACAACTGGCTCACAAGGTGTACAAGGTATCCAAGGATTTGGTTATGCCCAGCTACAAGGTACACAAGGAACTACCGGAAGTCAGGGAATTATCTCTGGAACTACAGCCCCAGCTAATACTGGCGTCTTGTGGTTAGACACTTCTGTTGGCGGCATTGTTGGCACGCAGAAGCTCACCTTCTTAATTGGTGACGGAACCAACACCACGTACACCATTACCCACAACCTTGGTACTAGAGATATTGAAGTTACCGTCTATAACCAGACTACTTATGCGGTAGTTATCCCTTCATCTTTGGTCTATTCCACAGTAAATACTGCAACTTTGACCTTTGCTTCCCCACCGACAACTAATAACTACAGAGTTGTTGTGATGGGCTAATGGCACTGGAATTTAGCACCACAAAAATAGATTTAAGACTTACCATTAATGCTGTAGCCAACCTAGGAGAGCCATGTCCCAATTAAAATACTATGACACCGGATCCGGTCAGTGGATTGCGGCCATCGTTGGCGCACAAGGCGCTCAAGGAACAACAGGTATTCAAGGCACCCAAGGCGTACAAGGTACGCAGGGTATTCAGGGAACGCAGGGCGTTCAAGGTACAACTGGAACACAAGGTACACAGGGCACACAAGGTATCCAAGGTGTTCAGGGAACACAAGGCTTACAGGGAACACAAGGTACTCAGGGTGTACAAGGTACACAGGGTATTCAAGGAATTCAGGGACCACAGGGTACACAAGGAACACAAGGTGTTCAGGGTACGCAAGGCATTCAAGGTACTCAAGGTGTGCAGGGCACACAGGGCGTACAGGGTACGCAGGGTGTTCAAGGAACACAAGGCATTCAAGGTATCCAAGGTAATCAGGGTACTCAAGGAATTCAAGGCGTTCAAGGAACGCAAGGTATCCAAGGAACTATTGGTCAAACTGGTTCACAAGGTACACAAGGAATTCAAGGACTTCAAGGAGTTCAAGGTACACAAGGTGTACAAGGAACAACTGGTCTACAAGGAACTCAAGGCACTCAAGGTGTTCAAGGAACACAGGGTGTGCAGGGCACAACTGGTATTCAAGGTACGCAGGGAACACAAGGAGTTCAAGGAACTCAGGGTGTTCAAGGCACAACCGGTATTCAGGGAACACAAGGCACACAAGGAGTTCAGGGAACTCAAGGTGTACAAGGCACTCAAGGTATCCAAGGAATTCAAGGCCTACAAGGTCTCCAAGGTTTGCAAGGTGCTGCTGGCTCACAGAACGCACACGCAGCTGTTTACACTACAACAACAACCGCACTTGCCGGTTCACCTTCATACACTGCAGGAACAGCAGATGCCTCTAACGGTCTTGGTGTAGGCGCTTACCTTCAAGCAACAACTAACGGTTATTTGGTAGTTGACGGTTACACATACTCTGGACCACTACCAGCAAATACTCGCGTACTTGTTAAGAACCAAGCAGTTTCAACTCAAAACGGTATCTATACAATTACAAGCGCAGGTAGCGCATCTACTACTTGGAAACTTACTCGCGCAACTGACTATGACAACCACCTTGCAGATCAGGTAGAGCCTGGCGACTACGTATACACAGTTGCAGGTTCAACTAACGTTGGTACCTCATGGATTCAGTACCAGCTCGGATCTAATACAAACGGCACCATTAAAATCGGTATCGATAATATTCTCTTCTCTCAGACCTCTGCTGTTGGTAACCAGGGTACAACTGGTGCCCAAGGTACTCAGGGTGTTCAGGGAACACAGGGTCTACAGGGCACACAGGGAACCCAGGGTATCCAGGGAGTTCAAGGAACTCAGGGAATTCAAGGTCCTCAAGGAACCCAGGGAGTTCAGGGAACTCAGGGTGTTCAGGGGCTACAGGGTGTACAGGGACCACAAGGAACTCAGGGTACGCAGGGCGTACAGGGAACCACTGGTATCCAAGGAACTCAGGGAACCCAGGGAGTACAAGGTACTCAGGGAACACAGGGAACGCAGGGTATTCAAGGCCTCCAAGGTATTCAGGGACGCTCTTACACTGGCGTAACCTCAACCACCTCTAATGCAATTGGTACTGGTTCACTAACCTTTGCCGTAGCAAACTCTGGCGCCTTTGCGCTCGGTCAGTTTGTAACAGTTGCTTACACAGTAACACCTGCTAACTATGTATCTGGTCAGATCACATCTATCACAACAGATACAAGCATTACTGTTAACGTAACAAGCACCGGTGGCTCTGGAACATTCTCACAGTGGACAATCTCTACTGCAGGTGTTCAGGGCACAACTGGTTCACAGGGAACCCAAGGCACCCAGGGAATCCAAGGTATTCAGGGTCTACAAGGACCTCAGGGAACTCAAGGTACCCAAGGTACACAAGGAGTTCAGGGCACTCAGGGAGTTCAAGGAACTCAAGGAGTACAGGGAACCCAAGGTAACCAAGGAACTACCGGTACACAGGGTACGCAGGGAACTCAAGGTCTACAAGGCCTACAGGGAGTTCAAGGCACAACTGGTACCCAGGGTCTAACTGGTACACAAGGTACTCAAGGTATCCAGGGTCTACAGGGTCAGTCAATCCAAGGTACCCAAGGTACGCAGGGTATCCAGGGTGGCGTAACAAACGCTCCAGTATTTACAACTACTGAGTTCACCGCTACATCTGGTCAGACAACCTTCAACGTTACATATAACCCAGGTTACATTAACGTCTTCCTCAATGGTGTCCGCCTAAGCTCAGCAGACTACACAGCAACTAACGGAACATCTGTTGTTCTAGCGGTTGGGGCAGTAGCCGGAGACATTGTTGTTGTCCAGAATATTACCCTCGGTCTTGGTGCGCAAGGTACTCAAGGTCTACAGGGTGTACAAGGTACTCAAGGCGTTCAAGGCCTACAGGGACTACAAGGTCTACAGGGTCAGATCGGTGTACAGGGCCTTGCTGTAGGAAATACTGCTCCGGCAAACCAGGGCGTACTATGGCTTGATACCTCAGTAACTGGCGTAGTCGGTCTCTCCTCTGCAAACTTCACTGCTAAGGGTGACACAATTGCGGGAACTGGCTCAGGAACCTTTGCCACTCTCCCAGTTGGTGCTAATAACACTATCCTCACAGCCGACTCAACACAAACAACAGGTGTTAAGTGGACAACAAACCTATCAGGTTTAAGCCTACAATCACCAAACACCTACAACTCAGTAATTGTAGCGCCTTCAATTTCCTACAACATCAATGCTCAAACTGGTGCTTACACAACTGTTCTAGCGGATGCTGCGGCAATTATTACTGCAAGCTCTGGCTCAGCGTTTACGGTCTCAATCCCAACTAACGCATCAGTTGCTTATCCAATCGGATCTTCAATCACGATCATCCAGACTGGTGTAGGACAGATTACAATCGCTGCTGTAACATCGGGTACAACAACGCTTAACTCAACTGGTGCTACTTCAGCAACGCCTAAGTTACGCGCTCAAAACTCATCAGCCACCTGTATCAAGGTTGCTACAGATGTCTGGCAAGTAGTAGGAGATATCGTCTAATGCCAATTATCTTTGGAACAACGGCTTCGGGTGGAGATAAGTACTTCACTCCACAGCCACCTACCATTGGTACAGCTACTAACGTAGGCACATCTCGCGCTTACAACAATGGCGCGGCTACGGTTACATTTACTCCAGCAGCATCTGGTGGTACAGCCACTAGCTTTACTGCCACATCTACACCTGGATCGCTAACTGGTTCGGCTTCTTCTAGCCCTATTACAGTATCTGGTCTACAGAGCGCTACATCTTATACATTTGCGGTTACTGCTACAGATGCGCAAGGTACTTCTTCTGCTTCTGCTGCTTCTAACTCAATTACTGCTACAACAGTGCCTCAAGCCCCTACTATTGGTACAGTTTCTGGTGGTTCATCTGGCGTTGTATCAGTGCCATTTACCGCTGGAGCAACTGGTGGTTCAGCCATCACTGGATATACAGCTACATCGTCTTCTGGTCGTACAGGAACTGGTGCGGCTTCTCCTATTACAGTAAATGAAACGGTTGCTGGTACATACACATACACCGTGACTGCAACTAATGCTAATGGTACATCCGCGGCATCTTCTGCTTCTAACTCAGTCACATCATCCTTTGCTACTCCTTCTGTCTCCTATCTTGTTGTAGGTGGTGGTGGCGCAGGAACTAGTGGAGGTGGTGGCGGAGCTGCTGTTTTATCAGGGACTATGAGTGTTTCTGGTGGAACTGGTTACACAGTAACTGTTGGTGGTGGTGGAGCTTTTTCTCCATCCGTAGCAAACACTGGTTCAAGTTCAGTATTTAATACTGTTACCGCAGTAGGCGGTGGTGGAGGTGGTGGCGACCTAAATAGCCCTTCTCCTTCTACATTAGGTGCTGGTGGCGGTGGAGGCGGACGCTCTGGTGTTAGTGATGGCCCTTATGCTGGTGCAGGAAACGGCGCTGCAGGTGCCCGTGGCGCAGCAGCAGGTGGTGGCGGTGGTGGTGGCGGTGGTGCGGGTGGTTCAGGAACCACTGCATCAACAGTAATTAACGGTGGAGTTGGCGGCATTGGTATCGCCTCTTCCCTTTCTGGTTCTTCTCAACAGTATGGTGGTGGAGGAGGTGGCGGGTCTTCAGGTGCCAATGGACAAGGTGGTGCTGGTCAATACGGCGGTGGAAATGGTCGCACAAACTTAGGTTGCGGCATAGCTGCACAAAATGGCGGAACAAACACTGGCGGCGGTGGCGGTGGCAGCGGTGGTTCTGGCGGTTCAGGAGTAGTTGTCATCTCTTACCCAAACACTTATCCTAATCTTACTAGCATCACAGGCTTAACTTATTCAGGTCCAGTAAATACTGGAGGCAATAAAGTTTATACATTCACAGCGGGAACAGGTACGGTGACTATCTAATGGCACACTATGCGTTCCTTGATGAAAATAGTATTGTTACTGAAGTTATTACTGGTAAAGACGAAACAGAACTCATTGATGGTCTAAGCCCAGAAGAGTGGTATGGAAACTTCCGTGGACAGAAGTGCGTAAGAACATCGTATAACGCAAAAATTCGTAAGAACTATGCGGGTATTGGGTTTACCTATGATGAAAGCCGTGATGCGTTTATCCCACCAAAGCCAATAGTAGAAGGCAAAGAATTTACGCTTAATGAAGATACCTGCCTATGGAAAGAAGTGCCAGAACCTACCGTTTGACATCCCTAGCATGGGTATGTGCTACTGTTAAGGCATCTAATTAAGGAGCCTTACATGGAGATTATTTTTACCGATATTTACAACCCAGATGGTGTGCTAGAGAAGCCAAAGCCAGCATCTGAGTACATTCCTCAATGGTATAAAGATGCTAAGGCGTATTTAGACCCTAGCGGTAAAAAAGTACCTCCTTTAGATGGCGTACCAGGCTCAACAATTAAGCGCTGCATGCCTGTATGGGACATGATGACCGCCGGCTACATAATGGAAACTCCCTACGATATTTATGTGCGCCAAACCCCAGAAGGACCATACTTTCAGTGGGGTCATATGGAGGCTGTAGTCTTTCAACATATGGATCAGTTTCAAAATCATCCGTATTCACGAGACATTAACTACGCTGTTCGTATTGTAATTCCTTGGTCTATTAAAACCCCAAAGGGTTGGTCTATTATGGTTATGGAGCCTCAACATCATGAGCAGTCTCCTATTACCTGCGCCAGTGGAATTATTGACACAGACGACTTTTCTATTCCGTTTAATATGTTCCTTAAGCTTCGTGACCCTAACTTTGAGGGCATGATCCCCGCTGGTACCCCCTTCTTACAGATAATTCCTTTTAAAAGAGAAGCTTGGACATCAAGATTAGGCGGAGACAAGGAAAGAAAAAAGCATGCCGCTGATTACAGTAAGTTTTTGCGTGTTTTCTTTGATCGATATAAGAAGTTTTGGTGGAATAAGAAAGAATACAAGTAGCAGTTTCGCCCTCTTAAGCGCGGGCTTTAGGGGATAATAAAAGCGTCCTTCCCCTAAGCCCAGTGAGGTTTCATGTCTCAGATTAAGTACTACGACACTGGCTCCAGTCAATGGATTGCAGCGATCGTAGGCGCGCAGGGCGCTCAAGGAACACAAGGACTACAGGGCTTTGGCTATGCTCAGTTACAGGGCGTACAAGGTATTCAAGGTAATACTGGCGCACAAGGAACCACAGGTCTACAAGGTATAACTGGCTCTCAAGGCACGCAGGGTTTACAAGGCCTACAAGGTATTCAGGGAACAACTGGTATTCAGGGCTCACTTGGTACGCAGGGAACAACTGGAGCGCAAGGCTCTCAAGGAACCACTGGTATACAAGGGCTTACTGGTTTCCAAGGTGTACAAGGTCTACAAGGTATTCAGGGCTTACAAGGAACCACAGGTATACAAGGTAACCTTGGTGTACAAGGTATTCAAGGCTCTTATGCTTTTGACCCAACAGTTAGCTTCTTAATGCTGGGTGGGATGTAATTAAGCGCGGTTGTAGTCATCCTCTAAGCGCACAATGTCATCTTCGCCTAGATAATCACCTAGCTGTACCTCAATAAATACTAGATCCGACTCACCAAGATTCTGAATGCGATGCGGATCGCCCTTATCAATGTAAACAGCATCGCCAGTCTTAATGGCAGTCTCTTCACCTTCTAGAGTAATAAGACCATGGCCTTCAACAATAGTCCAATACTCAACACGCTGTTCGTGAGTCTGATATGAGAGGCGCTGTTGAGGCTTAACAACAATGCGCTTTACTTTGTATGAACCATCTTCTGCTAGTACCTCGTAGGTACCCCAAGGGCGCTTTTCCATAGCGTAAGAATAGCAGAGATAAATGTAGTTACGCCATGTATGTACTAACCCGTGTTGTACACTTCAGGTATGAATTTGGTGCAACGTTCGGTGCAAAACGGCGGCAAATTAGCCCCACTTATTATTGAAAAGGGTTTGACCGAGGGTACTGGTCTAATGAATCCCTCCATATTTATAGATGATGACGGAGATATCCTCTGTATTTTGCGCCACGTCAACTACACCCTTTATCACTCCGAGCATATGCAGAAGTTCCCCTCAAAGTGGGGCCCTCTTTCTTATCTGCACCCAGAGAAAGACCAGCGCCTAGTTACAGTTAACTACCTATGCCGCCTAGATAAAGACCTTAACATTACCGACTACTGTCGCATAGATACCTCTGAGTTAGACGCCCCAGCAGTCTGGGAGTTTGTTGGTCAAGAGGATGCACGATTAGTTCAGTGGAAAGGCGATTACTACGCCATCGGTGTTCGCCGCGATACTAAAGAAAATGGCGAAGGTCGCATGGAGTACTCCAAGTTAAAGATTGATAAGAAGAACTGGAGCGCTAAAGAAGTTAAGCGTGTTCGCATACCCGCCCCAGGTAAGGATGACTCGTACTGTGAGAAGAACTGGTACCCAATCCTTGATAAGCCATATCACTTTGTTAAGTGGACTAGTCCAGCAGAGATTGTAAAGGCTGACCCAAAGAAACCTAAGACGGATGTCGTAGTGCAGAAAGAAAAAAGAGTCCCGCTCTCTGACCAGCGCGGGGGGTCTCACCTAGTAACCTATGGGGATGTATACCTATCAGTTACCCATGAGGTAGGGCTATTTAAGAATTACCTTAGCCAAAAAGATGGCTTCTATCGCCATCGTCTTATCGTCTGGGATAAAGAGTTTAATATCATTGGGGTATCTCCTCAAGAGTTCTCTTTTCTAGATGCGCGCATTGAGTTTGCCGCTGGAGCCGCTGTATTAGATAAGGATCTACTGATCTCATTTGGCTTCCAAGATAACTGTGCTTTTGTTCTGCGCGTACCAGAAACAGTTGTAGAAGAGATGATTGAGGAGGCAAAGAACAGTGGACTCTATTAAGACCCTAATTGAGAGGGCTTCCTTTCAACCATTTAATCCCAACACAAACTTTTGGATTGGTGAAGAGTATCTAAAGATAGATCAGACAGCATCGGCTGTATCTTTCTATCTACGAGCCGCTGAGTACGGATATGAAACCCACCCCAACATCGTCTACGCTTCTCTACTAAGAATTGCGCTCTGCTTTGATAAACAACAGGGACGCGGCCATAGTAGCGTGACTTCTATTCTTCAGGCTATCTCTTATCTGCCTACTAGACCGGAAGCTTACTTCTACCTCTCACGGCACAATGAGCGCAAAGGTGAATGGCAAGAGGCCTATACCTACGCTGATCTAGGACTTCGTTATGCAGACCGAATTGAGACACTGCCAGTAGACCTTGAGTACCCAGGAAAGTACGCTCTTTTATTTGAGAAGGCGGTTAGTGGTTGGTGGCTTGGGCGCGATAAAGAAAGCCACGATATATTTAAAGACCTACTTAATAACTACCCAATTGCTCCTGAGTACCGTAATGGAATCCTTTCTAACCTAAAGAACATTAAAAACTTCTCCGAGCAAGAAGATGTAGTTAATACTATGGAGCCTATTGTTGCTAACTACCGTAAGTACTTTGGTAAGAAAGCCAACACTATTGTAGATATTGGTACACGCGATGGTGATGACGCTAACTGGCTTAAAGAGCGTTTACACGCAACTAAAGTTATTGCTATTGATGCAAGTCCAAGCGCCTTTGAACTTACTAAAGAGCGCTACCCATGGATGGAAGTGCATCATGTGGCTGTCTCTGATTACGAAGGAGAGACAAAATTTCAACAGGTTATCTCTGATGATATCTCTGAAGTTGGATGCTCCTCTATCTATGCCGATAAAGTAGTTAACAATGAGCGCTTTAAAGGTAAAGTAAATGAAATCACTGTGCCTGTTACGCGCATGGATTCTTTATTAAGAGAGAACACCACAGGGCTTCTCGACCTAGTTAAGGTAGATGTAGAAGGCTTTACTTGGGAAGTCCTTAACGGCTTTGGCCTGCGCCTAAGGGATGTAAAAATGTTTCATCTTGAGACCGACCATATAAAGACTCAGCCTAACCACAAGTCCCCAGAAGAGATTGCGGCCTTTATGGAAGCCAACGATTTCTTCTTAGTAGATAAGTCCTACGAGTGGGGCCCAGGTATTGAGGACCAAATTTGGATTAACAAAGACTACGTTATCTACCACAAAGAGGTGTTCAATTGATCCCACACGCAGTCCATCATAAGCCAGTAGAAGTAAACACCAAGATGTTCTTTGATATTGGTGCCAATAAAGGCGAGGCTACTTGGGCGGCACTTCACCTTAAAGGTTTTAATAAGGTGATCGCTTTAGAGCCAGCGCCTAAAGTTTTTTACAACCTAGTCTTTAACTATAAAGATGACCCTAGAGTTATCCCTTACCGTTTAGCCGCCTCTGATAGCACAGGAAGTGTTGTAGATTTTTATGAGTGTGTAGAAGATGGCCTATCTACCCTAAATGAGGAGTGGCTAACCGCAGACACGGCTCGATATAAGGGAAAGAAGTACGAGACTATCAAGGCAACCACAGTAAAGCTTGACGACCTTATCTATGAGTACGGCACCCCTGAGTTAATTAAAATCGATGTTGAGGGCGGAGAAGACCTAGTATTTGCTGGCTACACAGGAAAAGCTCCTAAGCTATGTTTTGAGTGGACGCTAGAAGATGTACCAAAGCATATTAAACAGTTAGAGCGCTTGAGCATGGTTAACGGCTATACCGAGTATGCTCTCCAATATATTGAGCATCACCTCGATGAACCCACTGAATACCGCCCTATTACCAAAGCCAGAGAGCTCCCTAAATGGATTAAAGAAACGGCGCCTGATTGGGAGAACGAAGGCTGGAAAGCGGCGGGATTGCGCCAAGCAGCTGACGCAGGGATGATTTGGGTACGCTAGTTTAGCCATACAAACAGGGTGCTAATAGGGATAATTTCTTTATAACCTTTAAAGGAGTCCCATGGCAACCGCTTATAAAGTTTTAAATCAGGTTAACCCAGCCGCCACAACAGAGACAACCCTTTACACACCAAGTGGCGCAGCCGCTGCTGTTGTTTCTACCCTTACTATCTGTAACCAAGCCAACTCCCCAGCCACTTACCGTATTGCCGTGTGGCCAAATGGAACATCTTCTACAGTCGCTAAGAACTGGATTGTCTATGGCGCAACCGTGAACGCTAATGACACAACTGCGCTAACTCTTGGACTTACCCTTGAAAACGGCGCAACCCTACGCGTCTACGCCTCTTCAGCTAACTTGTCCTTCAATGCGTTTGGGTCAGAAATCTCGTAATGTCAATTTCTACAGCTAATACCTCTGCAGCGAATCAATATAGATATCGCTATGTAGCCACGGGCGGAGAGACCTCTGTCTCTGGCGTGGACGCTAATGGTGCGACTATCTCTTACCTTGTAGGTAAAGAGCAGGTTTACTATAACGGCGCCCTTTTAGTTCGTGGCCAGGACTACACGGCTACTGATGGCGCAACTATTGGCTCTCTAGCCGCCCTTAAAGCGGGAGATACCCTAGAGCTAATTACCTTCTCCGCCTTTAACTTGGCTACTATCTCTGGCGCAACAATCACCGCATCTACTATTACCTACGCAATTAACGCCCAAACATCTTCATATACAGCGGTATTAAATGACGGTGGAGCAGTTGTAACTATGACAAGCGCCAGCGCTAATACTTTTTCAATTCCCACAAACAGTTCAGTGGGATTTCCTGTGGGGTCTTCCATTACCATTATCCAAGCGGGAACTGGACAGACAACCATTCAGGCGGTCACATCCGGAACCACAACTGTAGCTTCAACTGGGGCAACTGCAAGCGCGCCTAAACTACGCGCCCAGTACTCAACAGCTACAGTGTTAAAAATAGCAACAGACACCTGGTATGTCTTTGGAGACATCCTCTAGTGGAGGTAAGTAGATGACATCAGCTCGTTCCGAGGCAGCCCTCATTGATGCCTTAACTACTAAAGGCGACCTCATTGCCGCCTCTGCTGCGCAGACCCCAGTAAAAGTTTCTGTAGGAACAGATGGTCAAGTATTAACTGCGGCCTCTAGCCAGACTTCAGGGCTACAGTGGACAACTATTTCCACTAAGCCTTACACAACGTCTTCAATCTCTTCTAATACAACTGCTGTTGCTTATGCACATTACATGGTTAATACCGCAGCGGCTGTAACACTTACTCTTCCTGCATCGGCTTCAATCGGTGATGAAATTCGTGTGTTTGATGCGACAGGAAGCGCAGCAACCAATAACATTACTATTGCGCCTAATGGATTAAACATCCAGGGCTCAGTACAAAATCTTATCCTTGACGTTGCTTACGGCACCGTTGGTCTTGAATACACAGGCGCTACCTATGGATGGAAGGTTCTCGTATGACCCTAAACTTATCAACCCTCTACGGAAACGTAGGGCCAGCAAACTCAGATATCGCCGCAGCAGTTGCTGCCCCATCTGCATCTACTATTGCTACAGCGGTAGCAGGAGCAGTTCCTACTATTTCTGCTATTAACACATCTGTTTCTACTTATGCATCTGGTTTTGGTAATACCTATACGCTCTTGACTTCTGGCACTATGTCAGGTGCAACTTCCTACACCTACTCTTGGAGTGGCACATATAAAAAGTTAGTTATCTACTCTCCATCCATTTACTTTACTGCTGCTGCTGATAATATATGCGTAAGATTTAATGGAGACTCAAGTGCTTCTAACTATGTGAGTTCTTATATTTACTACAATAACTATCTTTCATCACCCGTAGGAAACTATGGGTATTTCTACCTTACAATAGGTGGAAACGCCGCTGGCTCTTCAAGTGCTCTTAGATTTAGCATAGATTATCCAACAAACACTAATCCAAAGTCCGTACAAATTGATGGTACTTCACAAGGTACTGCCCCTGTTTTCGGGCAAGGTTATTACTTAGGCTCTTCAATAACCTCTGTTACTTTTTTTGGGGCTAATAGCCGCGGAATTAACGGCCCTGTTTATGTATATGGAGTGAACTAATGACTGATACAACTCGCCCACAAGTAACTATCGTTCATGGCCTTCCAGAAGACCCTGACCATGTAAATGAGACTCGTGAAATGAATGATGTTGAGTTTGCTCAATATCAAATTGACCAAACAGCCGCCCAAGAAGCGGCAACTGCTCAAGCGGCTGTAGAAGCAGCGGCTCAGGCTAAGAAAGATGCAGCAGCGGCAGTACTTGCTAAGTTAGGCATCACACAAGACGTACTAGATCTACTTACTAAGTAAGGTCTTATCTATAGGAGTGTAAATTGAGTATTCGTCACGCTAGTGAAGAGGGCTTCAGTTTTCCTCCTGGAAGTAAGCTTGAACGCGGAAGCTCTATTTCGCGCCCAGAGTTTAAGGTTCAAGATGTACCAGATGCGCCTAGCGCGCCTTCTGCTACAGATGTAGGCACTAGTCGCGCACTTAATAATGGCGCGGCTACAGTCTCATTTACCCCAGCCCCTACAGGGGGTGCGGCTTCTTCTTATACAGTTACATCTAGCCCTGGATCATTTACGGGCACTGGCCCCTCTTCTCCCGTTACTGTTACAGGGCTTGCAAGCGCGACCTCATATACATTTTCTGTAAGCGCCTCTAATACAACTGGTTCTTCTGGATCATCTGGCGCCAGCGCATCTATTACTGCTACTACTGTCCCAGGCGCGCCTACAGTAGGCACTCCAACAGTACCAACAGGTCAAGCATATGGAGCTAACGCAAACGTATCTGTTCCATTTACCGCACCCACTGCTTCGGGCGGTAAAGCTATTACCTCTTATACAGTAACCTCATCAAGCGGTAATACTGGATCTGGGTCTTCTTCTCCTATTACAGTATCTGATGTAGTAGGTACTGCTAGAACTTATACAGTAACCGCGACTAACGCTAATGGTACTGGCAGCGCTTCTTCTGCATCTTCTTCTGCTACCCCAACTACAGTCCCACAGGCACCTACTATTGGAACTGCATCTGGCGGAACTTCAGGAGTTGTCTCTGTTGCATTTACAGCAAATGCTACTGGTGGTTCTTCTATTACTGGCTATACAGTAACTTCATCTTCTGGACGCACAGGGTCTGGAGCATCTTCTCCCGTTACTGTTACTGAAATTGCTGCTGGTTCTTACACTTACACAGTTACTGCTACAAATGCTAATGGTACATCTGCAGCATCAAGCGCATCTAATAGCGTTACCTCATCATTCCTCGCAGTTACTGGTGGAACACTCTCTTCGGACACCACTTACTACTACAGAACCTTTACTGGTAATGGAACTCTAACGGTAAGTGGGGGCTCTATAACTGCCGACCTTTTGGTTATTGCTGGAGGTGGTAGCGGAACTAGTGATAGCGGTTCTGGCGGAGGCGGTGCTGGTGGAGTTCAATACCTATCTTCTCAAATTGTTTCTGCAAATTCATACACAGTAACAGTTGGTGGAGGAGGAAGCACTGTTGCATCTGGTAGCCCTGCACCAAACGGCAACAACGGTAATAACTCTTCTATATCAGGATTTACTGCCGCTGTTGGCGGTGGCGGTGGCTCAAACCGCTCAAGCGCAGCGACAGGTGGTTCTGGTGGTGGCGGTGGCGGCTGGGGGAATTTTGCGGGCGGTTCTCCAACAAGCGGTCAGGGAAATGCTGGTGGTAACTCTAACTACCCTGGAGTTGCTGGAGGTGGCGGTGGTGGCGCTGGTGGTGCTGGCGCCTCAACTAACTCAAACTCTGGTGGAAATGGGGGAGTAGGTACTTCTTCTTACTCTACCTGGGCATCTGCAACAAGCACAGGTGTTTCTGGATATTATGCAGGTGGCGGCGGTGGTGGAGGAATTCCTGGAAATAGCGCTGGAACAGGCGGGTCAGGCGGAGGAGGAGCAGGCAGTTCAAACAATACTAACAGTACAACAGCGAGCGGTACCTCAGGAACTGCTAACACTGGCGGCGGTGGAGGTTCTTCCGCAAGTTCCAGTGGTACTGGCGGTGGCGGTGGTTCTGGTTTAGTTATTGTTCGTTGGACGAAAGCACAAGGTGGATGATGGCTCACTGGGCAGAAATTGATAAAGATAATATTGTTCTTCGTGTAACCGTTGGTTCTAATGATATGCCTGATGAAGGCTATCAATGGTTGATTGACAACCTTGGTGGCACTTGGGTAAAGACAAGTTACAACACTCTTGGTGGAGTCCATAAACTAGGTGGAACATCTCTGCGTAAAAACTACGCTGGTATTGGATTTACATATGATGAAAGCCGTGATGCGTTTATACCACCAAAGCCAGAAGGTAATTGGTCACTTAATGAAGAAACCTGCCTGTGGGAAGAAGTTAAATGAGTCGCGCGTATACCCCTGGTGGCAGATTTACATCTGACTTTGAGCGCGGTTCTATCTCTACAGGTATTACTAATGACCTTACTAACCCTGTGGGCACCCATGCCGAGTGGTGGCTTTATAACCCAGTTGATACCGCCGTAGACCCTATCTATGATGTGGGCGACTCTTACTACAACGGCTCAGGCGGCAAGATGTGGACTGGCCCTTACCAGATCCAGGTTATTCGGGCGATCATCAAGCAGGGCGATACCAAGATTAGCCAGCAGGGTTTCTATAACGCTGACTATCTCCACCTAACTATTAACGCGCTAGACATTGAGAAGGTAGCGCCAGGAACTATGGCTAACCCAGACTCCCGCGACCGCGACCGTATTGTCTGGAAAGGCGAAGTATTCCGCCCCTATAAGTCCCAACAAGAAGGTATTATTAGTGAGGACTTCATCCTTCTAACGGTTGACCTTGTTCAGGTTCAACCAGAAGAACTCGTAAACGACGTTCAATTCTCTCAGTACGCTAACTAAGGAGCCACATGGCACTCACACACTCGGTTGTTACACTTAATGCCTCAACCGCAACCCTACTTAATAATGATCCTGCCGTAACTGTTGGCCCAGAAGTTCGTAACACCTGGCAGTATGGAAGCGTATCTATTCAAAACACAGATAACTCTATTGTTGTCTATGTAGGCGCATCTAACGTTTCTTCTACCTCTTATGGCGTATCACTTGCCGCTGGCGCATCAATTACCCTTGATAGCCTTAGCCCATCAGAGAAGGTTTACGCTATTGCAGCATCTGGCAGCCCTAAGGTTGCAGTATTGATGGTTACAACTGCATGAGCATCCGTCTGACTAAAAAAGGTGAGACTATTTCTATCAAGTCTTCATCTAAGAAGTCAACCAAGATTGTAATTAAGAAGCCATAATGCCATTTAAGAGCCGCGCCCAAGAGAAGTGGATGTATGCCACCCACCCTAAGATGGCGCGCCAATGGCAGAAAGAAACACCAAAAGGAAAACTACCCGAGAAGGTAAAGGATAAAAAAGATGGCAAATAAAGAACAAAAAGGAAACGCCAACCAGAAGAAAGAGCCAAAGATGACTCTTAAAGAGAAGCGCGCTGCAAAGCAAGCAAAGAAGGATAAATAATGGCTAAGGCAAAACTAGGTTCAGGAGCACGTTTTAAGGCTGTAGAAAAAGCTGCCGCTAAGAGCGGTGCTACAGATCCAGCAGCAGTTGCGGCTGCAGTAGGCCGCAAGAAGTATGGTCAGAAGAAGATGACCAAGCTTGCTGTTAAGGGTAAGAAAGACGAGAAGAAGTAATGGCTAAAGAAAAACCTCTTTGGGATAAGAAGGACCCTGACGGGGGTAAGCATAGTAAACTAAGCAAGAGCCAGAAGGCCTCAGCCCGTGCTAAAGCCAAAGCCGCTGGTCGCCCATACCCAAATGCGGTTGACAACATCGCAGCCGCCCGTAAGAAAAAAGGTAAGTAATATG